GGGCTTGTCAGCGACTTCACTCCATGATACCGCAACCATTCTAAATGCGTCACTAGGGTGTGATGTCCAATCGTGGCGCGGTGACTGACGGTAGGCTTTCTTGTCCTCGTCGTACTCGCGTTGAAACTGGCGCAACGCCTCTATGCCCTCGCTGCACTTCTCTGCGTCAAACCACACACGCGGCAGCATCATGCGTACCGCTTGGATGCCTGACTGCACACCGATGTCGGGGACAACAGCGAGTTTGGCGATGTCTAATTGGGCGGCAAGTTGCTCAATGATGCTCTTGCCGGTCTGTAGGCTTTTGGCCCGAGCGTCGTGCGGCAGGTAGTGCTTGGCATAACGGTACGGCTTGTTGCGTACCACATCGGCAATAGTGTGGATGTCCTCGCCCGAGACGGCGTAAAAGTCTATGACGCGGATTTCCCCGCGTGCTACTTGATAGAACCAAATGGCCGTGTCGTCGCGGTAGCCCAAGTCCCAGCCGGTAAATGTCGGCAAGTTGGGGTCGTATGGCACGTTGGTGATACGGCCTTGGTCTTGCGCCTCGCGCATCTCCTTTCCAAAAAAAGCACCGAGGATTGCCGCTTCAAATGAGCATTCGTATTCCTGTAGATACTGATCCTCGGCCAACTGCGCCTTTGCTGCGGCTAGCTCTGTCGCAGGGAGAAGCCCGCTAGTTGAGGCGGGAAGGCGCAACAGGAACCACTCGCTAGGGAGACGAGTGGCGGTATCGTAAATTTCCCAGAACTGGTTTTTGCCTTTCGGTGTACCGCCAAAAACGCACCAACCCTGCTTATCTGACAGGGACGCTCTCAATACGTTCCCGAATACGCTCGGCTTAAAGTCACCGTACTCGTCAAGGTACAGCCCCGAAAAGCCTAGACCGCGCATCGCGTCAGCGTTGTCGGCACCGAACAGGCGTATCTGACTGCCGTTAATGAGCGTAATAGTCAGTTCCTGCTCGTTGACCGATTGGATGATCGGGTGTGCGCCGTCCTTGAAATACTGCCACGCCACGGCCTTTGCCTGACTGCGGTAGGGGGCGACGTAGCCGAATAGTCCGTAAGGCTGCTGGTACATCGCAGCAGCGCGAATCATGTCGTTGACGGCAGCGACGGTCTTGCCTGCGCGGCGATGTGCGACAAGGCAAGCCCAACGTTTCGTGCGCTCATGGAACGGCATGAACGCCTTGCGTGGGCGGTAAGGCAGGATTATTCGGGAGCCATCCATCCGATCTGTACCTTGACCGGGCCGTTGTCCTTACCTGTAATCTCTTGGCGGGCGAGTTTGGGAACGTGGTATTCCAGCAAGGTGCTGAAGGCGTCAAAGGCAGCCTGCGCTCCCTTCTCCGCAGCGATCTCGTCTAGCCACCCTTGGAGGCGGTCTGCGTTGCCGTCCACAAACGCTGCAATGGCCTCTCTGGCGGCCTGTGTGGACTTATTAGGCAATCCCTTGGGCCTGCCCGGCCCGCCTTTCTGACCCTTTTTAAAAGCACCTGCGTTCATTCTTTCGGCTTCCGTGGAAGTCGGTACATAGTTTCGTTAAGCGCGTAGTTTTTGTTGCGCCCGCTGTTCTCTACAAACCCAAACCGCTTGTAAAAATCTTTCAGCCGTTTGGTAGACGTTGCACCATAGGCTGTGGAGGGCGTCAGCGTGATCGTTTTACCGTCTGCGTCGGCTTGGCTGATGATGTCCTGCATGACGCTTGAGCCAATGCCTTGCCCGCGTTGGCCTTGCGGCACCTCAATCTTGGAGAGGTACATCACATTTGGCTGATTGCGAACCGGGTATAGGTTTACTTCAACGTCCTGCTTTTGGGCTGCGGTGGCTTTCAAAGCGCTGGCAAGTTTCTTGCCGTCACGCTCAAGTATGCTGACCTTCTTTTCCTCGCCGGGGAACACGACGAAGTTACGGGTGCCGCCACCCTCGCCTCGGCTGCCTGCATCGGCGTATTTCATGCCGGGGACACCTAATTGGCGTAACTTTTCAGAACGTCCCGCCGGTGTTTTCCCGCCCCACACCCAATTTGAGTATGCGTTCCCGCCCGTAATTCCCTTTTCTACGTTTGCATCAAAGTCTTTAACCACATCAGCGGGAATAGTGCTTCTGATGGCTTGATATGCAGCAGGCTGGTCTTTCAGCGGCTTATCGTAGTCCAGCATCCGATCTACCATTTCGTCGGGTAGGTCGGCTTTATAAAACGAACCGTAAGTCTCAAAGCTAGGCTTTACTTGTGTCGCAAACCACTTTTGCGTGGCGGGCGATAACTCGGCGGCGGCCTTTTCAACCTCGTCCACCGGGTTGTTCATCATCAGCCGTTCAATTAAGTCCAGCTTTTCGTACTCGCCAGCAGCACGGGCGGGCGGCATACGGGCAGCCGAATCCTGTATTTGGTCGTAAACGGCATTGATCTGCTTGCCGCCAATCTTCATCTTTTCGGGGTCATACGAAAGGCGCACTTGGTAATCGCGGGCAACATCAGGACTTTCAGCAAGGTAAATGCCATGCCCATACGCCTGTGCGCCCTCACCCGTGCCGATTTTGCTGGCGTCAAATTCCTCAAAGCGGTGCGGGCTGCCGTGGTAAACGTCAATTTCGGCCATCGGGCCTTTGCCGCGCATCGGGCCGATCATTTCGCCGATTACTTCGCCTGCGCCTAACGGGCCGCTAGTGGCTTTCTGGGCGGTATAGCGCAATGCGTCGGCTAATACAGTAGGGTCGCGCACAATGCCTTTAACGCCCTCGTAAGTGGCTCTAGCCGTACCAACAGGATCGGTGACAAGTGCTTTGACGCCCTCTAACTGGTTGACCACGCCCTGACCGATACCCGATGACAGGTTTTCAAGGTCGGTGCGTAGGCTGCGGCGGGTCGGCTGGACAGGCGGCAGATTGTCCGTTGTGGGGACGGATTCCATCATGCGCCGTCGGCGTTCCTCCTCGTAGGCGAGAGCGGCGGCTAGGCGTTGACGGTCGGCGGCCATTACTTGTTCCTGCTGCTAATGGCTTTGGCCTTGGCTCGGGCGTCCTCCTTGCTAGAGGCTCCCCATGCCTTGAGTGCGAGGGCGAGGCGTGTCGGCTCGCCGTTCTTTGCCATCGGCCCCGGCATATTGCCCATCCGAGCGAGGAAAGAGGCTCGGCGTGGATTGTCGCCTGCCTTGACCGGGGGCTTGAGCGTCCCGCCTGTCTCGGCCTTATACGAGGCACGACCCTTGGCGTTCAGCCCGCCCTTGGGGTTCTTGCCCTCGCTGCGTGTCCACGCGGCTGTCATTTGTTTTCTTTCTTGGCCGTCTTGGCGCTTTCGCGGAATGCAGCGGCAGTCGGTGCGCCGGGGCTGCCCGGTTTACGCATCTTTTCGCCAGAACCGGCTTTGATGCGCTCCTGCTTTGCCAAAATGTTGGCGTAGAGTCCCGGTTTACGGTTCATTTGAAACGCTCCAGTTTGTAAACCAATGCGCTGATCTCGCCCACGATCTCGTCAATGATGTTCTGTAGGTCGGTGTCTTTCGGCAAATCGCCTCGGATGCCCTTGACGAACGTCAGCAGGCTATTGGCGTACTCGGCTGCGTCCTTCTGTACCTTGAACCCATCGGGGTAATCGGTCAGCGGGATGATGCCGTAGTGGCCTTGATACGCCTCGGCGTACTTATCGGCCAACTCCACGATGTTCTCGTAATAGTGACCGAGTGCCTTGTGGGCGGCGTAACTTGCCGTCTGCAAATGCAGAAAATGCGTTGCTGTTGCCGAGTGCAGCAACACACCAACAAATTCTGCCGCGTCTTTGTGGGACATAGAGCCTCCCGTGGTGAGGGTATTTTAACGCTATTGGTTCGTCAACTGCACTAATCCGTGCGGCAGGATCAGCGCCAGCGTGCTGTCGTCGGGGATGCCGTGACGTTCCAACACCTCACGCTCTGGCGGGTAGACGAGCATCGCACCCTGATAGGTAAACCGCATCGCATTGGCGACCCCTTTCTCAATACCCTCAAAGTCATCCAGCGCCACGATGCTTTGCGAGTGCAGTAGGCGACCAATATGCCCAAGGTCATCGGGTTCCAGCCGACCGTCAAGAAATAGCAGGTCAATGGCAGGCTGGAGCTTGGCAAACATATCGGTGCTGCTCGTCATCGGGTACTGGTTCACCTTGAACGGCAGTTTCACATCGTTGCTGTAATCGCAGGTGTGTACTTCCGCACCGCCTGACACCAAGGCAAGTGTGGATTTCCCAATGTAGGTGCCGACCTCGGCAACACGCTTCGGTTTATACGCCTGCACCACAGCATAAAGACACCAGAACGTTGCAAAACTCACGCTACCTGTCGGTTTAGCGGTGGCACGCAGCGCATCCAGCATATTCAGTTGCTCCACCCACGGTGCTTTCGGGTGGCTTACGACGTTTTCTAGCAGCGTTTCCCAAATAATTCGGCTAGTGCGTTTTCTGTTCAAATTAACCATGTTAGATTTCTCCTATGTCAACCTTTGTGTTTTTCCATGTCGGCGCAGACATCTCACAGCCGACTGCAATGGTGGCGTCCCTTCGTAAACACAACCCGGGCGCTGAAATCATTCAAGTTACCGACAAGGACACCCCGACCATACCGGGTGTGACTTGGGCGCACCCTACCGAGGGCAACCCCGAGTACCTGATGCTGTGGCGCACCCGAGCGTTTGCCGCGCTGCAACTCGCCCAGCCAGCCCTGTACATGGACACCGATATGCTGGTGCGTCGCCCCCTGCATCCCGAGTTGTTGTTGGGCGATGCGGTCATTGCCGTGACGCGCCGATCCTTCCAACGTGAAGCGATCTTTAACGCCAAGCAACGCGGTCAGGATTACTCGGAACACGCTAATAAGACGCTGGATGCCGTGTATCCATACATCGGGTGCTGCACCATCACCCCTGACGGGTTTGCGTGGGAGCAGTTGGCCGAGATGTACGACCGGCTGGAGCCCAAATACAAAACTTGGTACGGCGACCAAGAGGTGCTGCGGGAATATGTCAACCGCCTGCCGCCGTTTGTAGTCGCGCACCTGCCAGAGCATCAATACGCCTGCCTTCCCGAACATTTCGGCGAGCATCCGAACCCCGTCATCGCGCATTACAAGGGCAACCGTAAAGCACAGATGTTCACCGACGCTGCTCGGGCTTGATCTGTTCGTCGTATAACGCCCACAGGTCGCGTACAGCCGTTTCGGGGTCACGGGCAACGTAATGCTCGCCCCTCGCCCCAAAGACCGCCTTAAACGCCTCCTGCGCTTCTCGTAGCCGCCCCTTTGGCATCTTCACCTCTACCCAGCACACCCACGGCAAGCCGTCAGGGAGTGGGCGGGTAACGAGTTTGTCGGGGATGCCTTGGCCTGCCTTGCCATAATCCATGACGGTAAATCCCGCCTTGCGTAGCGCCTCGGTAATGATGGCGTCGTTGGCATCACGGCGGGCAGCGTGCCTCATCGCTTAAATACCCACATCTGACGGTAATACCGCATCTCGGTAAACGCACCGACCCCGTGATCAATTTCCCGAGAGAGTGCGTCAAACATCTGGAGCATCAGGTTCCGATCGTTCTTCAAGTCTTTGCCAAAGTGCTTGTTGAACTTGTCCCGGTAGCCGTCGTTGTAGGTACAACCCATGTCCTCAATGACGTAATACCCACCCGGTTTGACCCACCTCCAGCAATGAGCCAATACCCCGAGAACGTCCTCGGCAATGTGGTTCCCGTCGTCAATCACTAGGTCGTAAGCGGCGTCTTTGTCCACCTTGCGCGGGTCGCTGATCGTGATGCTCACACTCGGCAGGTCACGGCAAAGCTTGGCGCACTCCATCTGGATGTCGTAACCGTCAATCTTGGCGTTGGGCAGGTAGTTTGCCCACATCCGAAGCGATGCCCCACACGCGATGCCAATCTCGGCAATGGTCAGCGGCGCGTTCTTCCCGCCCAAATCGTCAATGATCTTCTCGTAGTGCTTGGTGTAACCGTGTTTAATGCTGCCCTTGTCCGACCCGAACAAGTCGGCAAGGCCAGTAAGCGTGACTTGCGTAAGGTCAACCTCACCCGTCTGCGGGAAGTATTCTTGCGGGGTGACGGTATCAAGGTATCGTCGTATCCCTCCTCGTTCCGGGCCTCGTTGATGCAACGGATTAACCATATTTGCCACCATATTTGATTACCTCTGTACTTGTTTAGCGGTGGAATTCGCACGATCTTTCAACCTCAACACGCCTTTCTCGCCAAACAATTCCCTGACTAACCCAACAACGCCGGGATCAGCCAATACGTCAGGCGCACCGATTTCGCGGATCAATTCACCAACGCGAATCTTAATTTTCTCCCGCTCGCCCGCGTCGCCAGAAAACGCGGTGCGAGCCAGCAACGCATCGTAGTACCGCAGACGGTTCAGCGGGCTGTTCCGAACGGCTTCATCCCAACCCAAGGCACTCCGTTCAATCGCTCGCGCCACTCGCTCGTCGGGCAGTCCCTTCGGGCCCGACTTCGCGGCGCTCGGAGCATAAGCGTATTCGTCACCCATCACTCTGTCCTCCGGCCGACCACGCTCAACACAGCCGCTGCGCTGACTTTGGCGATGCCTACAGGCTTTTGGATATTGGTTATTGGATTATGGTTATTGGTTAGCATACCGTTTGCATTGCGTTCGCTATGCGTTCGCATCCATCTTTGTTGAGCACTTTGCTTGGCTTTTGCCTGTTTTTCGTGGACTTTTTCCATTTCCTTCATTGCCCGGGCGTTTACATAACCGGACGCAGTAAGGATAAAAAAGTCGTTTAGGATACGACGGATTCTGTCTCGTTCCCGTCCGTTGGCAGGCCGACAAAGCTGCATAGCCTCACGTTCGCCAAACGGTTTTTCGGTGGCGTAAAAGCGATCCAGAAGGAGGGTATAAACGCCATGCTCGTAAGTCGTGAGATGGCCTGTGTCCCGAGCGTAATCGCCTAGATGGCGCGTATAAAACAACATAATTGTCTCCACATGGTTATCACTCCATGCGTGACGATTGACAGGCCAGCATTCCCCCGCTTAACCTATCGTCACGCTCTGCAACTACCCGAAGCGTATAGGCAGCCCCCCTGCCGCGCAAGCCCCCGAAAGGGGGTTTGTCGTTTCTGGCGTCCACTAACGTCCTTTTGGCGCTTTAACCAGCCCAGCCTTGTACTGCCACACCCTCTGCTGCGGGATCGCACCGTTGCGTATCCAACGGGATACAGCCGGGGGTTTAACGCCGAACGCCCGTGCGATACCGCTCGGGGAACCAAATTTCTTCAATGCTGTGTTAATGTCCATTATTCCATTTAACCACGGTTAGCACTTTAAGTAAAGCCCTAAATACATAGCATCGTGGGTATGTATTTTTTTGTTTGGGGTGTTGACATCTGCTTAACTTGTGTTAATATAGCCCCATACCAGCAATGTTGCTGGCCCACAGATAGGAGTCACGCAATGATTACGATGTCAGTCAGCGCCCGCATTTACTACGCTTGCCAGTTAGACGACGGCAGCATCCGCGCACACTATGGTTTGAAGGTCGCCCCGTCCAATGGTCGCAAGGGGTACTGGTTTACCGGCCCTGAAAGCGCGTGGCGTGAACTTGCCGACGATGTGGATTTCCGCAGCGACAGCGGTTGGTCGGACGGCAGAACGCGCAAGACAGATGGCCTGCACGGACGCATCACTAAAGCGGCGGCCAAGGTGGCGGTATAAGCCGCCCCTTGACACGGCCAATAACATCGGTTAACATATCCCACGTTGATAGACACAACACAGGAGCAACAGATATGCCTCGCAAAGACACATTCCACGGTTTTGGTACGTTCTACGCCCTCGGCAACAAGTTTGAGGTTCGCGTGGAGTACACCCAAGACCTAGATGGCGGCATCATCCTTGAGGCTGCCGACCTCATCGGCATTTTCCTTGACAACGACAAGGGCGCCTCATCGCTGAACCACGACATCAAGTTAGACATTTGCGACCTCGGTGCAGATGCCATCTTTGAGCTTGAGGAAATTGCCACCAACGACGCGCTGATGAACGGCCCTTATGGGGAGGATTACTAATGAGCCGCTGGTTACCCCAAGCCATCCTGCTTGTAG